AGGGCTAAACTCACCACCAGTGAAGCTATTCTGCATGATATATACAGGGTTAGTTGCCATCATCTCACCTCATTGCGTTAATATACGCCCTATTCGATCTTGCTTTATTACTATCTGACCTTTTAGAGCCGCCTTCTACTGCACCAGTTAGCATGGCATTGGATAAGGCGTATTGATAACGCTGTGTAACGTCCTGCATCCTGCTTCCGCTATTAGTTAATGGCATACATAGGTCCATAGCCAGCTTAAATGACAGCACCTCAACAAAGGACGGATCAAACAACGTTGTATCCTCTACTTTGATCGTACATTTAGCATAGGCCTGGTACAAATCACAACAAATGTGCTTTTCCGCGCCGGTGGATGTGATTTCATACTCATTAGGCATCTCAGGATCAGTGCTAGTTGCGTTAAAAACCTTACGAACCCATAATGCTGTCGGTGGATGCTGGTACTTGTATTGCCAACCTGGTTCTTCAGCATCAACTTGTGAAAGTAATATGTTGCGTGTAGAAAAATTCCACGGGAACTGCCTTAGTAAAGAATCTCTCGTATTGGTATAAAACAAGCTGCATTGCTCAGCTTGTGGGCTTGCTTCGTCTAAATCATTTATAGAACCCTGACCTATGTGGGCTAGGGATAGATTGCATATTTCAATTACAGATGGCATATTGCACCTCCACATAAAATTAAAGGAGATGAGTTGCCCCATCCCCTTTGTTAGTTAATTCTCAACGGCCTCAATAGCTCCAATTAAAGCTTCCTTAGATCTTAACTCATCATGATATAAGCCTTTTTCTTTGGCGATTTTTTGTAGTTGCTTGAAATTCTTTAATTGCAGATCATCACCGGCGCAAATTCCTACACCCGTATTACCCTCATCCATAATCTTACGTTGGAGAGCGGCAAAGGTATCTGGATCATCTTCCTGATCTACTTTATTGAGCACCTCTTGCAGTTCAGCGTTATTGGTAACCTGCTCAAAATGCTCAGGAGGAGTAACGTCGTCAGGCAATGCTCCTGTTAGGGCATCCTCCCCCCAATATTGGCCTTTCCATGTGCAAGGTGTTATACATTTATATACTTTCATATCCTTACATCCTGTTCGTTGCTACGACATCAGTTAAGAAAGCATCAACTTTGCCAGCTGTCATGTCACCAGTACCGACAACATACACCAGCTTATGATAGCGTTTCATACCGATAGGTAGCCGACCTTGATACAGCACCTTATTTAAGGTAAGTGCTGCTACGGCCGTAGTGGGAACCAAGGGGAATGTAGTTGCTGTTCCAAAGCCAACCGCGTCATCAGTCAATAGATTGACAGCCAAAGTGCCGCCTGCGCTTGTGGTGAAAGCAGTGTTGACCTTTACTTTGAGAATAGCCGGTTCATAAGCATCCCCTGCCGCGAGCTGATCAATGACGCCTGTAGAGTCAATAGAGCTAGCGGTTACGAGTGCTTGCGCATCCGAATAGGTATTTAATACATCACGCATGAGTTAGCCTCCTTGATAATGTGATAGCGGCCACCAACTAGGCAGCCGCTTCATTGTTAATATTAAGAGATAGTTGCCTCCGTGCTAAGCAGTGCATCACACATATGGACCACATCACCATTAAAATAGAGCTGTGGTGCTTTGCCCATCAGCTCTTGGCGAGTGATGTATACATTTTTCTTATCCATCAGCATGATTTGCAACCAGCTATACACCAGCTCATTAACGTACCATACAGCGTTACCGCCTTTGTTATGAATACGATTTTGAGCCAAGATGAACTTTTGAATCAAAGCAGGAGAAGTGTCACCAGTAGCGAGGCCAAAGGTTTGTAATGCCGTAGTATCAATGTTACCAACGCGAGATACTTTGCGGAAGTTCTTAACAGCAATACCAGGCTTGTACTTAAAGTTCGTGCAGTAGCCGTAGAACGGATTATTATTGGTATCCGTTAAACGCAATAAGCCCATGTCACGGGTATCAAGTCCAGCAATACTGCCTTTTGGGTAGATACCAGTCATGCCTTGTCCATTCGCATCATGATCAATCAACCAGGCCGAGGCATTAACATTACCAGAACCGCCAGCACTAATGATCTGATAACCAGGCTTAGTCTTCACTGTGCTAAGTTTGTTGAATCGTACATCAAGACCATTGAACTCAGTCTCATAAGCGTCCGAGTTACCGTAGAATACCAAGCGAGCTACTTCTTGACGGAATCCTTCGGTAAAGGCGGCATCTTCACTCTTTCGGTATGCTTCCTTATTCGGAGCTAGCGCGAGTACCTCTTCATCAATTTCACTGTTGTCTTCCATCAAGCAGCAGGTATCGGTGACTTGCTTGGAGCTGGATTTGTGCTTAGTCGCGCCCTCATTCAATCGGCGAGTACCGGGTTTTGGGATGCTAGAGCGTTGAGTCGACACGTTACCCGTAGGCAAATTGCCTTCCATCCAGCGCATATCCGCCAGGATTTGGTTTTCAAGAGATAGTACTTCCAGCACCTGAGACATTAACCCATTAGGGTCTGTTCTTGCCTTAATATCTGCTAGGGTTACAGTGTTTGTTCCAATAAGCGTCATTTAAGATTCCTCCTATTTGTTATATAATCCGGGGCTATTTGCATACAGGGGTTTCCCTGCAGCAGGAGAAGAACTGGTATCAACAAAAGTTCCTTCTGAAAACTTAGAACCAATGGTCTTAAACAGGCCAACCATCTTAGGATGATTACCAAGGCCAGTACTGGCCAACAGCTCAATCATTTCTTTATCAGCGAATTGTCCTAGCGTTTTATTCGCTAGATCAATTTCAGCCTGCTTGAACTGCTTTTTACTTTCCACTCCCCATGCTTCTACCTGTTGCTTATGAGTGTCTTGTTGTGTGGACATACGAGAGCCATACAGATCAACCAGCTTTTGCGCTTGATCTTGTGTAAGGTTCATCTCTTTTGCAACAGTCAAGAAGTCATCAGCTGATTCTTTGTCATAAGAAAAACCTTCTGGCATTGCGAAGTCCGTGTAAGACTCAGGTGCACCAGTGGGTTTATCATCTGCAGGCGGATCAGTTTGCGGTGGGTCACTAGCCGGTGGATCAGTTGAAGGTGGATCTCCTGCAGGCGGGTCAGTCGCCAGTGGATCTCCCCCGGGCGGATCTAGCTCCGCAAATAATTGTAAGTTAATACCTTCGAGTCCTAGCCCTGTTTCAGGTGTAGCTTGTGCAGGGGTAGTTGTTTGATTTAGCATTTTGTTCCTCCTTAAAATTAGGCATAAAAATAACAGGGGATTTAGCCCTGCACAGATATAGGATCACCGCCTTTACCTTTTATTGCCGTTTTCCTTCTCGCGCTCCAAGATGTTAATTTTAAGACCTTCCTGAAAGACAATATACTCTCTCTCAGCCTTGTGAAGCATATCCACACCCAACAATCCTATTGCCTTCATGCACGACTCCAGCATCAAAGCTACATTGCGCATACCCTCGTTGAAATATGTCCTAGAATCGCGAGTGAATGATGTTGAGTTCTGGCCTGACTGCATAATCAGCCATTGAAAAAACCGTCTACCTTCTACAGTGCCCATTACCGCCTTTAAATCATTAAGGTTCTGTAGGTCAAGGCGATCTGCTATTTGTTTCTTTAACTCTTCATCCTTCATTGCTGTACACCACCTAATCCCGGCATTAAGGCATCAAGAGCAGAGCCTTGTCCTATTGGCGTATCTGCTAAAGTCTTAGCACCTTGTGTAGCAGCCTGCCCTGCCTGCATCATTTGTTCCATTTGCATCTGTTGAGCCTGCTGTTCCTGCCGCTGTTGCCTTATAGCAGCTGCTTTGTCATCACTGACAATCACAGATGGAGGAACGCCAAGCATTTCACCAGATTGATCAACTATTTCATCGAAGTCTACTTTATCTGTGACAGTAGGATCTACTGCAGCAAGATTGCCTACGAGCGCGACTAATTGCTCGATAGCGGATAAACCTTGCATCTTCTGAGCCTGAGCCATTACCGATATATACTCAACCTTCAAATCTTGATTGGATATAATATCAGCCACAGAATCATCTGGTGTTGGAGTTAGGCCAGCGCGGTTTATAATACCAAACACCCGGTCTATTACATTAGGCAAGAACTCTGAATGCAGATTATCCAAAGCAGGGCTAATAAGAGACATTTTCTCATTTACCATCTCTCTTATCTCTGTAGCACTTGCGCCACTGCCGCTAACTGCTTCAATCGCCCGGAATAGATCAACAAAGAAATGTTTATCAATAGTGTTTTCTTTGCGCTCGATCAAGCCCATAGTACTTTTAATATCCAGTTGCACTTGATAAGCAGATCTTACAGCGGTGTCTCCCATTTCACGCTGGTAATAGGTAATCCCGTTAGGAAAGGTATTGACTCCGCCAGATGCCAAAACATCAGAAGGCGCGACCATAGGAGGATCGATTCCCTTCTTGATGCCGATATGAAGGTCTTCATCAATAACTTGTACTGACTTGCCATCACCTAGTGCGTACCACCCGGGACCGTAACCATAAATGTCAGAGCCGACAGTATCCCACCTAGCACACATGATAGGGAACTCTTCAAAGCCGCCGATATCAAGATACTCACCTTCAGGACAGCTAGTATGCCAATAATATGAAAGATAAGGCTTACTCCACACATCTTGCTTGCTTTCATCTTTACTTTTATTAGGCATAATCAAGCTATAAACGTCTTGGCTTTCTTCGTATTGCTTATTCTCGTACAGTGATTTTACTGTCTGAGGGCAGTTATCCAATCCAAACATATCAACCATCTCACACACTGTCATCTTTAACAGCCTCGCAAAACGATTGACACGCCCTGTATGATCACACGCAATAGCATATTGACCAATGGTGAATGTCTTACACCTAATGACCGTTTTATCATCAGGCACGATCATCATTGCAGCAGTGCCGAATACGCCTAGTTCCTTGTAAAACTTATGAGCCTCTCGGTAAAAGTTTGATTTGCCTAAAATGGCGAGCATTCTTTTGGTTGTTTCATCACACCACCAGCGCACACCCTCTAACTGTGCTGTATCAGCATCAGTAACGCTCATTCGCATCCATGGCCTGGTAGGTGACGTGATACCGTTATGCATACCAGCTGCAAAGGTGTTGGAGGCAATCAAAGCATTCGTATTAATAATTTTGACGTCTCGCCGATCGCCTTTGTTTGGGGTATCTTCCTCAAAGAAGCCAAGGTAAGGATTAATGTGATCCCGGATATCCTTCCAATTCTCTTTCCAACGTGCTTGCTGGTTAAACATATTTTTATGTATGCGAGTCAGTTCTTCATGCTTGATCGGACTGTCTTTATTACCATCCATCCATTTCATTGCATCACCCTAACAACACTTTCTTATTCACGTTGGCATCCGACAAGCCCGTTGAGCCGTTCAGGATGTTCTGCTGATAACCGGCAGCAGACCTTTGCTTTTTCCTGTTACTTTCATTCTGCTGTTGCATATCTTCTGCCGCCCCTATATTCGTTTGAGTGGGAGACGGGGCAATTGGATCCACCTTGGGTTTTGAAAAGCACATAGCGTTACCTCCTTTGCAATGGGTTAAACTTTGCATTGTTATTAGCAAAAAATAGACCGTTTTTATCGGCCTTAGCTCTTATTAAGGATTTCTTCATAACGGGAAAGGCAAAAGACAAGGCCAGAACATCCGCCTTACCAGGGGAACGTCCTAGCCTGTTTTTAAAGTCTTTCTTTGATTCAAGTTGTATCTTACCGTCTGATCTAGCATTCGCTATCGTTTCAAGGGCTGTTAATTCTTCATAAAGTTCATAGTTTTTAGGGATAGCCCCGCCATCTTTAAGCCACTTCTTTGCTAAATTGTACATTTCAGCACGTTTATTAAGACAGCCTAGATCAGATGACTCTCCAGCAAACCATACTATGGTCCAACTTCTACCCATTGTCTTACCTGCACTTATAATACCTGTACCATAACCACCATCGACAAACACCGCATCGGCTTGATGCTCATCTTCTAAATTAGCCAATATGTTAGCTATATGTATGTCATTATCATTTTTGGGTATGGTTCGTAGTAGCGTGAATGCCAAGCCTTGGCGTTTACCTATTTCAAGAGTATCATCACCCTCGAAGGCAGGGTCACACGTAATAATGACAGGAGCATAATTGTATTGTTCTTCACGAAGATGCCTGCCATACGCTTTATCAACATCCTCGGTAGCGATAAACTGTTTAGCTGAAGTATTGGGGAACATGCCCCGGACACGAATCTTTACAAAGTCACTATCAATGCCATATGTAGCAATCCATTCCTCAATAAGTTTTTTATTTGAGGCCATCGCTCCACGGCTGTCAATCTGCCAAGTCTTCCACAATCTACAGAACTTACGCCAACATTCTCTAAAGCGTCCGCTATTTCGAGTGGGATTGCCAAACACAGCCCAGATAATCTGTGTGCCCTCATCCGTCATGGCGCCCTCAGCGACTTCCCAAATAGAATCAGCTATGGTAGATGCCTCATCGAAGATCATCAGAATGCGCTTGCCTTTATTGTGAAGGCCTGCAAAGGCTTCCGGCTTCTCCTTGCTCCATGGGATTGCATCAATACGCCAGTTACTCTCATGCCCTGGTGTCTTTGAATAGATGGCTGTAGCTGTTACCTCTGTCCAATGAGAGGTTATTCGTAGCCTGGACCACTTCTGAACCTCTGGCCAAGTTTTAGTCCGTAGCTGAGTATCAGTGTTAGCCGTTACTATCCCGCGGGTGTCCTCAAATGTATCCATTGCCCAATCTACAAGCCAAGATACTAATGCTGACTTGCCAACGCCATGGCCTGAGGCTGTTGCTTCTCTGATTACATCTTCAAAGTTGTTTAGTAAGCCCTTCTGCAGTTTATCGCGGATATCTTTTAATACACCAGTCTGCCATACATCAGGACCTTTATAACCTGCAAGCTCACCCTCGCCCCAGGGATATACGTACAACACGTACCCATAAGGATCAAGTTCAAAAGAGGCAATATCATCTATGAGCTCTTGTTCATAATCTGTTATCGGGTCATTTTGTTGTTTGTCCATTTCTTACTCTCTCCCGCGCCCGTTTCATGCTCTGCGCTCGATCAGTCGTATCTTTGACCTCGACCTTCTCAATGAACATACCAAGATGCTTGCCAATAAGCTCAAGAGCCTTTTCTTTTGAGTTTATCTTAACTTCAAGGCCATCTTTCGTTACTTTGATGCCTGCATATAAAGAAGAAGCCCCCGACTTGATTTTCCTTGTGTCTTTGAAGAATGTAGTATTTATACCGTCTCCGAAACACTCCGGGCAATCATCATTGGGGTCCTTCTTTGCGTTATAGCCTTCACCGCCTTGCGTATTAAAAGGTGCAAGACGTTTGCCTTGCTTTTGAGCTTCTTGTACTTCAAAATCGTAAGAATCTTTACTTCTCTGCATTTCGTTTGCCGTCATCTGAAATTTGAACCCGATACCCCAGCAATACCTGCAGCAGGTTCTTCTTAACTCCATGATGTCATTTACATTAGCAGTTGCTATATTCCGGAGTTCTCTCAAAACGTCATCAATTTTGATTTCTACTCTTTCTTGGAGTGCCGCTTGGCGTTCTTTAAGATAAGCCTTAACCTTTGCATTCTTCAGCATCCTTGATGACTGCTCTTGAGCTGTATGAGGTGAATACCCGGCACGAATGGCTGCTTGAGTTGCGTTTAGATCAACTAAGTATTCATCAACAAACCTTTTTTGTTTATCTGATAGGTCTAGCAGCTCTTCCTCAACAGCTTCAACCTCGTCATTAAACCTTGCACCCTTTTTACCTTTCGGAACGTTCCTTATTTTAGGGAACGTTCCATTCAATTTATCATCCCATTTATCTTTGTTTTTCCACCCACGGACAGTTCCTTCCGATGAGCATAATGATTCGGCAATATCTTTCAGCTTTATTGAGCCGTTACTGTTTTTCCACATTTCAAAAGCTTTATCCCTGTTAGGACTTCTTAATCGAGCCAATCACCTCACCCGCTATCTTATTTAATTTGATACCCACTTACCGCCACGCTTATATCCTGTTGGCTCACTGGCCCTCATGAGTTCTTTATAATTATCTTCTTCAGGTCTGCGCCTAAATGTAATACACAACCTATCAACGTAATGCACATCAGTAGCACCACACAGCAATGCCTCGTTGTTATTGTATTTGCATTTTCTATTGTTGCAGTGTAATAACATATAAGGCATACGCCGTGCACCTCCTGTTTTTAGGCATAAGAAAAAGCACCTCCGAAAAGGTGCTTCCGTATTTAATTATTGCTGATACACACTATACCACGTTATGTAAACAAGGTATCTTGTGTCCCACACCCAAATAATAGCACTTTGTCAAGTTAATTACAACTGATTTTTAGATTATTTTGCCAATTCTTACATCATAGCCAATAGCGCTGCCTTGCATATTGCTTCTGGTGCTGATTCACACCAAACAGTCAATCCGTCATTGGGATTTATAGCCCACTTTTCTATGTATTCGTGTACTTCCATAAATCTAGCCCTGTATTGTGCTCCAGTATCATTCATAACAATAATACGACCTTTTTTTCTTAATTTTTCTACCACTTCCCACGCTAGTTTAATGTCGGTGCTGTATTTAGGATATGAAAAATCCTTGCCAACTAACCAAACATCAACCCATCCGATAAC